GAAAACAGCTTCCAGCCTAAAATCGGATTTAAGACACGTTACGGAATGGTTGAGAACCCATTCTCACAAGGAACTACTCAAGGATTGGGTACTCTTACAGAGAATGCTAACCGTTACTACAGACGTGTTGCTGTTAAGAACCTTATGTAATTCATATTACAAATTGTTTCAATCAAGAGACCCCTTTACAGGGGTCTTTTTTTTATGATATAATAAGAAAGTATCACACTCCCCTTATTCATGGCAATTTTAAAGTACGTGGGCACAGTGATTAATAATATAAACGGATTTAAACAGTCAACACGTCCTAAGAACGTTGGACAGTTGAGTGATATGATACAGGAGTATAAAGATACTACTGTGACACCATCCAAGGAAGGATGGGTTGAGTATTATGAAGGTAAGCAGTCAGGATCTATTTCTGCTGCAACTGATAAGACTTGGGAAGGTATACAGGAACTGATTGAGAATCTACAGTCCCTTACCAAAGAAGATGTTAGAAGTTGGACAGAAGATTTAGTAATAGATAAGACATTTGATGGTCTGTTCTGGCAGGAACAGATACTTAAACAGTCATCTAAGACTGGTGAGTATAGGTTAGCAACTCCAGAAGAGGAAGCAAAAGGAATAGATGGAGTAGTTGATGGTGAGTTTGTATCAATTAAACCTGATACTTATAAGCAAACTATTAATTCTAAGCAAGAGAATATTGATGTGCGTATAATTTATTATAAGAAACTAAGCAAAGGTTTTAAGTTAGTATGAATGAGATAGTGTGTGCTGAGTCTTACGAATACATTAAGACTTTGGATGATGAGAGTGTTGATATTGTACTGACCTCACCACCTTATAATTTTGGTATGGCATACGATAGTCATAAGGATATGGCTAGTACAAAAACATATGTTGATATGCTTCTGAGGATATTAAAGGAGTGTCAACGTGTGCTTAAGAGTGGTGGACGTTTAATCATAAACATTCAACCCAATTATAAGGGTCGCTGTCCAACTCATCATTATATTACTACTGGTTTGATAGATTCTGGAATGATATGGAGAGGTGAAATTGTATGGTTAAAGAATAACCTTAAGAAGTTAACTGCATGGGGTAGTTACATGTCACCTTCTTGTCCTTATTTAAGTTATCCTTTTGAGTTTATAGAAGTGTTTAGTAAGGATTCAATTAAACATGAGGGTAAGAAAGAGAACATAGATATAACCAAGGATGAATTCATTAAGTATGTTAATGGTCACTGGACTATGGCACCAGAGACAAGGATGAAAGAGTTTGATCACCCTGCTATGTTCCCAGAGGAGTTGGTTAAAAGATGCTTAAAATTATTCTCCTATAAGAATGATCTTGTACTGGATCCTTTTAATGGTGTTGGTACAACGACATTAGTAGCACATCAGATGGAGAGGAGGTATATTGGTATAGATATCAGTGGAGCCTACTGTGACACTGCAAGAGATAGAATCAGAAACATACCCCTTGATGTTACTAAGATACTATTATGAATGAACAAATGATGAAAGACATTCACAATTGGGAACGAGAATACAGTTCTATGCCTGTTGATCTCAATAAAAGAGAGCAAGAAATTCTTAAAGGATCTCCTATTAAATCACATGAAGGTATGGTGTATGGTAGGATGTATGCTGACTGGAAACGTCGCAAGGGATATGAATGAGAACCCAACGTAAAGAAAACTATTACTATGTTTTCTGGACTGTAGCAATGATTGCTTTTATAGTCCCTCAAGTCTTTACTGCTTATGCATACATGAGTATTAAAGATCTTCTTGATAAACCAATACAAGTGGAGTATGTAAATGAAAATTACCCAGAAAATAATTGATGATCTTACAGAAGCACTTGCTCATACCAAGAAAGATGGTACTGAGAATTGGAAAGATGGTGATGAAATAGATGTGTGTCTTGCTGGTACATTCGCAGCAGACAAATTTATTACTCTGATCAATCGCTCTAAAGACAAATGAAATTAGGAGTTATGTGTTCTGGCAACGGAACAAACTTCGAGAACATTGTTCGTACCTGTAATAAGGATGAGGTTGTGTTGATGATACACAACAAGGAAAATTGTGGTGCTGCTAAGAGAGCAGAGAAATTAGGTATACCACACTGTCATATTTCTCATAAGAGAGAAGATGATATGGCAAAATTGTTTGAGGCATGGCATGTTGAACTCATAATTCTTGCAGGATATATGAGGGTTGTTAAAGATCCATCTGCATTCCATTGTCCTATGATTAATGTTCATCCATCGTTGTTGCCTAAGTATAAGGGATTGAATGCAGTTGAACAAGCACTAGATAGTGGTGATGACATTACTGGATGTACTGTTCATTATGTCAATGAAGAATTGGATGGTGGTGAAATAATATTACAATCAAAGGTTGATATTCTTCCACATGATAATGTTAAGACACTAACTAAAGCTATCCAAAGAAAAGAATACGCAATTCTACCAGCAGCGATAGAGCATGTTAAGCAAAGACTCCAGACTCCGCTTGTCAGAAATAGCATGTCGTGTTAGACTTAACCGCAAGGTAACTTTAATGGAAAGAATATGGGTTCAGAAACTCATAGAACATAATAATCATGCAAGAGGTATCTATGAACGAATTGTTGGCGGGAAAGGTCAAGACTGTATATGATGTTGATGGTGATGCACAGAAGGTGCTCATCAAATTTCATGACAAGGTTACTGCATGGAATGGTAAGCATGTAGAGTATCCTCCAGAGAAAGGTAAGGTATGCTGTTTGATATCAGCACTCCTCTTTGAGATGTGTGAGAAGAATGGTATTAAAAATCATTATATAAAGACTGAGGGTCTCGACACATTGTTGTGTAAGAAGTTGACAATCATACCAGTAGAGGTTATAGTTAGAAACATTGCTGCTGGTAGTATCGTTAAGAATACTAACATCACTGAAGGTCAATTAATTCAACCACCTATAGTAGAGTACTTCTTGAAGGATGATGCTAAGGATGATCCCCTTCTCACTTATGATAGGGTAAGGTTAATGGGAATTGACCCTGCACCTATGAAGGAGCAAGCATTGATGGTTAACTATCAGTTGCAATCTTTATTTACCCTTATGGGTATTGACCTTGTAGATTTTAAATTGGAGTTTGGATACGATGCTCACGGCGATTTATTCCTGGCTGATGAACTATCACCTGACAACATGCGACTCTGGAAGAAAGACACCAGAGAAAGGTTTGACAAAGACCTCTTCAGAAAAGACGAGGGAGATATAGTAGAGGCATATAAATATATTTTACGGAGTCTTAGACAGTTTGTTTAGTGGGTTTTTATTATCCTGAAGGTTATTTTGGTCCTGTATGTGATTCACCAGTAAGTGATGTTGACATACAGAACAGGGCACGTCCTGCTATAAAGGATGATCCTGATAAGAGGGTCAGTGTAATTAATGGGATGAACCCTGATGATTTTGATTTTATTACAGACTATATTGATCCATCATTACCATTTTATATTGGTAAGGATTGTAAGGTAGATAAGGATGGTAATTGGTATGACTGTAAGGATAAGTTTATAGGTGGTGATATAGGATCAGACACAGGTCCACTACCTTTACCTGGATTCTCAGATAAGTTTTTTATTCCAGATCATGAACCAGATCAGTGTACTAGATCTGATTCTGATATTAATATAAGACCAAGAACATTTTATACTGCAACTGGAACTCAAGTAACTAAGTATTCAAGACAGAAATCTACTCCAGTTACCTTTCCTGTTTGGTCAGAAGTACAAGAGATATCAACACTGTCAGGTACTTTAAGTGCTGCCTTCTCCTCTGATGGACAGAACTTAGTCTTTACTGGTACAGGTAAAGCAAATGTATTATTAAAGTTTCAATGGGCAGATAATCCTGGTACTGCTGGTGTGTCATGTAATGCTATTACTGTTAATGGACAGACCTTTACAAGAGGAGATGGTAATTTTGGTGGATCCTATTCAGGAGAAGAGATTAAAGGATGGGAACAGAATGGTGCTGGATCATATCCAATTACCTATACAGATTTAAATTCAGCAAACAATCCTATTCGTGTAGAAGATGCAGGACAGAGGATATGTTTATTGGATGGTCATGGTAGTGATTGCAATGGAAACTTTACGATACATGAAATCAGAGCTCAGACATTAACAACTCACACTGGTGGATACTGGAGTGATGAAGGTAACAAGTATGCTGTATGGGTTAACCCTATGGAATGTACGTTGCCTATGTTGGAGCAGACTGTTACTTATCAGATACCTATTCCTTCTGATGGTACATATGGATTTACATTTGGTTGTGATGATAACGCAACCATGTTTTTAAACAATGAAACCAGTGCATTTTTAACTGCTCAAGGTGGTATCTTTGCTGGTGGTACATATAATAATCCATACACAGGAACGAGATCATTGACTGCTGGTACATTAAAGATGACCATTAACTGCACTAACTCTGCTGCTGGTTATCTTACTGATGGTCAACCGACACCTAACTCACTAGCCTATTCATGGATAAGAAATCCTGGTGGATGGTACGTTAAAATATGTAAGGATGGAGTTTGTTCAGGTACTACCACTAGTACATGGGTAAGGTCTGGTCCTCATCCAGCATGGACACAGTTTATGAATGATTATGCAGTGTATCCATCTAACAATGCCACGATGGAAGGTGTTAATCATACTCAGAGTTATAATGCACAGGTATCAACTGCTGGAAACTATACTCTTGATTGTCAGGCAGATAACTATGCATCATTTACATGGGATGGTACTTCAATAGGAAGTATAGGTCAGAATGTACCACCTTTTAATGGTGCATTCACATCTATGCAGACACTTAACATTAATAATGTTACTGTTGGTCCGCATGTTTTGGTTGCAACTGTGCTTAATGGTACGGGTAACACGTCATGGACAACCAACCCTGCTGGTGTTGCTTTCCAGTTGAAAGATCCGAGTGGAAATGTTATACTATCTTCAACAGATCTGAATCAGGCAGGTAGTGACAGTTTAATATGGCACACCAGAATGGCTACAGGATATGAACTATACACAACATAAACATGGATATACCTAAGATTAGGAAGGAAGATCTTCCAGAAAGATTAAGAGAAATTATTGGTGATGTTGATGCTGAGTTTGAACCTCTTGTTGATCCTGATGATATTATTACCATGCCAGAGTGGGATGGTAAGAAATTTTGGGGTGAAAAAGAGGAGTATATTGACAAGTTTCGTAAGCACTTGACAGAAATGTAAAGATATGTTATTATAAATACTTCTTCAACACAGGACTCGAAACAATCGTAACCCTGCGTAGATGCAAAACGGTTCCCCATGTCGGGGGAGCTATCATCCGCAGGGTCTTTTAGTATCCTTGCGAGACACTTAAACACAATCATGTCTATTAAATCAACAATCGCTGCTCTTGCAGCATCTCCATTCCTTCTCGCTGGTGCAGCTTTTGCTGGTCCATACGTGAACGTCGAGAGCAACCTCTCATATCCTGATGGAGATTACTCTAAAGCAACTACTGACGTTCACATCGGTTACGAAGGTGAAACTGAAGGTGGTAAAGTAGCATACTACGTACAGGGTGGTCCAGCTCTTGTTCATACTGACTCTACAGATGACACAGAGACTGAACTATCTGGTAAGATCGGTGCTTCTATCGCTGCTACTGAGGACCTAGCATTCTATGCTGAGGTATCTGGAATCAGCAACGGAGAAGATAGTGACGGTGACAACATCGTTGACTGGGGTGGTAAGCTCGGTGCTAAGTTTGTATTCTAAGTTTTAGGATATATACTTTATACAACAAGGGTATCTTCGGATACCCTTTTTTCTTCTGAACTATTATGAATTTCACAGTTTATACACGTGGCGGTTGCCCTTATTGCACACAGGTTAAGCAGGTTTTAGGTGGGAAAGGATATAATTATGTGGAGTACTCATTAGATAAAGACTTCACAAGAGAAGCATTTTATGGTCAGTTTGGTAATGGATCTACTTTCCCTCAAGTAGTTTTAAATGGAACAAATCTTGGTGGGTGTACTGATACTGTTAAATACTTGCGTGAAAATAATATGATTTGATGGAAGAACTATACGATCTGGTTGAACATGCTATTGATAATGCATTTGAGAATGAAGACTATTCGTTTAACTGTTATCAATATTTGATACAACAGAGTATTGATAAAGAATCGGTTAAAGAATTTATTGTATCATCAACAGCAGGTAACACAGCTCTTATCATCAGGGATTTACGTTTGTATATTCAGGAAGATGAGACTACTGCAACAGAAGCATACGGTCACCTTGGTAAAGACCGAGCACGTGTTGTAATTGATTACCTATATGCTATACTAAATGATGCAGTACGTTACAGTAGATGAAAGTTACTATTCTTGGAGCAGGTAACGCAGGTTGTTTCACTGCAGTTCATTATGCATTCTTTACTCGACATCATGATGTTGAGATTGAATTAATACATAACCCAGATATTAAACCAGAACCAGTAGGACAGGCAACGTTTCCAAACGAACCTGAACTATTGGATGATGCTTTAGGTTTCAACTGGCATAACAATACTATAAATGCTACACCTAAGACAGGTATATTGTATGAAGGTTGGGGTAAAGTAAATGATGAAGTCTTTCATCCATTCCCTTCTCATGCATTAGGTATGCATTTTTCTCCTTCGGAGATGCAGAATTATATTTTAAAGTCAGGATTTTTTAAGGTAGTAGAAGATGATGTACCTGATCCTAACGATGTAGATGCTGATTATATTTTTGATTGTAGAGGTAAACCGAAAGACTATAGTGACTATGATACTCTGATCAATCCTATCAATGCTGTAGTACTAGCTAGACCTAACTGGGATACATCAACAACACTGTGGACAAGATCAGTGGCAACACCTGATGGTTGGGCATTTATTATTCCAACTAAGGTATCTTCAGGAGCAATAGGTTACTTGTATAACAGTGACATAACTTCTAAGGAAGATGCTGAATCAAATCTATTGGATATGTTTGATGCAGAGGTTACTAATCATTTAAACTTTAAGAGTTACTGTGCAAAGAATCCTGTAGTTGATGATAGAATATTCTTGAATGGTAACAGGTTATTTTTCTTAGAACCTTTAGAAGCAACAGCAGTTCATACTTATTTGCAGTGGGCAAAGGATGCCTTTACTGTAACCTGTCTTAAGAAAGCAACAGCACTTGATGCGTCTGCTCATATCATTTCACATATAAAAGAGTTACAAAATTTTATTCTCTGGCACTATCAGTTCGGATCTAAGTATGATACACCGTTCTGGAAGTATGCATCATCGTTAAAGTTTATGGATCCTAAGTTTGATTTTATATTAAATCAGGTTGACGAGTTGGATATTAATGAGATAAAATTTAGAGAGATCGTAGAAGACAACCCAGCTTACGGTGCGTGGCATCGTAGTAGTTTGAAGTGGTGGAAGGATGGGATGACAATTCCTCAGAAATATGCTATACTTGATAGCAGCTAAATAAATCTAGCTGAGAGAGGTAACATGGAAATCGCTTTAGTAGTACTAACTGTGGTAGGTGCCTTTCTTCTGGGGATAGTAATCTCATGGTTAGCCAAAGGATATGTAGAAGACTACATTGAAAATGCTGCTTACTCAAAGTCGATTACGCACCCTGAGATGCTGGATGAAAATGGTAATCTAATACACGATGAACTCATTTACATTCGCAAAGACATACTTGAACTTGAAGATGAAGATGAGGATTAATTATTATGCCTAAAACTATGGAAAATAGTAACCCAAGGTTACTAATCAGTGAAATCTTACGTAAGGTTTCTAATGCAAAAACAAAAGCAGAGAAGGTAGATCTTCTTAGAACTAATAACTCACCTGCTTTACGTCAGTTATTGATCTGGAACTATGATGACAGTGTGATCTCTGAGATCCCTGAAGGAGAAGTACCATACACTCCTAATGAAGCACCTGTAGGAACAGATCATACTCGTTTAGAACAGGAATACAGGGGATTCTATCGCTTTGTTAAAGGTGGTGATCCTAAGTTGAAGGGTTTAAAACGTGAGTCTATGTTCATTCAACTGCTTGAAGGACTATCTGCTGAAGAAGCAGAACTTCTATGCTTGATTAAGGATGGTAAGTTAACATCAAAGTACAAGCGTATCACTAAGGCAGTTGTTGCTGAGGCATTCCCTCAGATTGAATGGGGTGGTCGTTCATGAGTGAAGAGATAACAGAAGAGAAGAAGGAAGAAAAGAAATCTCCTTCTAATCCTGGGTGCTGTATTATTCATGAAGATTGTGACCCAACTCTTGCTACAGATAAGAAGTTGCCTTATACTTCTTTCCTTGTAGAATATATGAAAGAAGGTCGTATTGGATATGATATAACTATGACTTCTAAAGAGTCAGATTTATTTGATATGTATTATGACTTCTATAAGAAAGACTTTAAGTCTTTCAAACAAACTGAAGGTAGAGTAGCACCAAACTTATGGAACCGATCAACATCCAAAAAGAAAAAATAATGAGTGTCTATGCTAAGAAAGACACTGTACCACCTCCACAAGAGGTAACTAAGAAGGTTCTTTCTGATGAAGAACTTGGTAGGAGAATTGTAGTACAATTTCTTTGGGATATAACTTCTCCTATAGTACTAATGTTCTTATGGAATTGGATAATGCCTGGCCTATTTGGTCTTGCTACCATTGGATACCTTAAGGCACTTGGTATCGTTGTAATGTCTCGTATATTATTTAAGCATGACTCAGCACAATAAAGTATGTTTGATCTCTGTTACACCTGATGCAGAGAAAACCATTGGATATATTGCACGGGTTTCTAACCCTAAGAATCAAAAGAACCCTAAGGTGGGTGGTCTATTAAGGTATTGTATAGATCATGGGCATTGGAGTGTCTTTGAACAGGCATTCATGACCCTTGAGATCAGTACTACTAGAGGTCTCGCTGCACAGATACTGAGACACAGATCATTTACCTTTCAAGAATTCTCACAGAGGTATGCTGATACTAATCTATTAGCAGATGAGATACCTTTACCCCAACTACGTCGTCAGGACACTAAGAATAGACAGAATAGTATTGATGACGTTGATCCATTCCTTGTTAAGAAGTATCAGATCCTAATGGAGGAACACTTCAAGCATTCGATGGAGTTATATAATAAGATGTTGGATGATGGTATAGCAAAGGAGTGTGCACGGTTTGTACTACCTCTTTGTACACCTACCAAACTGTACATGACTGGTAGTATACGATCATGGATTCACTATATAGATTTACGTTCTGCAAATGGTACGCAGAAAGAACACATGGATATTGCAGAGGCATGTCGTGATCATTTCGTCTGTAACTTCCCTATCATTTCTGAAGCACTCGGTTGGTGCCAAGGTGATGAGTGTGACTGTAAGGATGTTAACTACTGGAATGATGTTCAACCATGCATTCGGATAGACTGAGACCATATACACCCAATAGAACTTTTCAACAATGCCTCGTTACGATTTTATTAATAAGAAGACAGGTGAGATTATTGAGCTTACTATGTCAATGAATGACCTCGATAAATATAAAGAGGAAAATCCAGACATGCAAAGGTACTTTGGTAATCAAAAGACCGATGCCATTTATGGCAATCCTAAACAGTCAGACGGATTTAAAGAAGTAATGTCTAAAGTCCAGTCAGCACATCCACTTGCAAACCTAAGTCGTTTTACATAATGCCACGAGCGAAAAAGAAGAACGGTACTACACCAATCCATATGGGAATGAGTGTAAAAATGATGAAAAGAAAGAAGCCTATTGACAAGTCATACATGACTGAGATCAAGCCTCTTACTGACAATCAAAAGATTGCTTTTGATGAGTATAAGGCAGGTAAGAACTTGCTTTTACATGGTGCTGCTGGTACAGGTAAGACATTTATCATGTTGTACTTGGCATTGCAAGAAGTATTAGATGAGAATACGTCCTACGAAAAAATTTATATTGTTAGGAGTCTTGTTCCTACTCGTGAAATTGGGTTTCTTCCTGGCGATCATGAAGATAAGTCCCACCTTTATCAAATCCCTTACAAAAATATGGTAAGGTATATGTTTGAGATGCCTGATGAGAATTCATTTGAGATGTTGTATGATAATCTCAGGGCACAGGAAACAATAGACTTCTGGTCTACATCATTCATTAGAGGTACTACACTAGACAATGCTATTGTTATAGTGGATGAGTTTAGTAACCTGAACTTCCACGAACTTGATTCAATGATCACTCGTATAGGTGAGGACTGTAAGATAATGTTCTGCGGTGACATTCAACAGACTGATCTAACAAGAGACGCAGAGAAGTCTGGTATCTCAGACTTCATTAAGATACTTGAGCAGATGAAATCATTTGCCTGTGTTGAGTTTGACTTTAAAGATATTGTCAGGTCTGGATTGGTCAGAGAATATCTTATTGCCAAATATAATTCAGGGTTTTGATTCAAATTATCCGCAAAAAAATCTCGCCATATTTTTTGACCCCTAAGGTTTTTTATGTACACTATTGAAGATTTCATTGGGGTCTTTCCTAATGCATTAGACAGCAAGTATTGCGAGGATCTAATAAAACATTTTGAATATTGTAAAGAGAATACAACATTCATTAGACCAAGAGAAGCAGAGCATCATAAGATCGATGATGATCAGATGTTATATAATGACTTTGCATTTGAGCATGATATAATATGTGGATTACATCACCAATTTAATAAGACATTCTTTGATGCTACTCAAGCATGTCTGGAGTTATATAAAGAAAAGTATTCTATCCTTACTACACCTAAAAGGTCAGCAGTATTTGATGTAAAGGTACAGAGGACATTACCAGGTCAAGGGTTCCATATTTGGCATGCAGAAGCGATGAATCGTTTTTCATCACCAAGGTACTTGACATATACGTTATATTTGAATACAATAGAAGAAGGTGGAGAAACTGAGTTCATTTATCAGAAGCGTCGTATTAAACCAATACAAGGTACACTTCTAATATGGCCAGCAGCATTCACTCACACCCATCGTGGTAATCAACCGCTAAGTGGTCCAAAATATATCGTAACAACCTGGGAAGAGTTCTACTAATGTTTAAATTTGTCGATGTTAAAATAGATCAACCTGAGGTTGAACCTATAAACAAAGATGGAGTACGGTATTACCCTATTCCTGGTGCTGATAAATACTATCCGAGTGTTACCTCAATCACATCGTTTAAGAACGCAGCATTCTTCGCAGGTTGGAGAAAAAAAGTAGGTGAGCATGAGGCTAATCGAATCACTGCTAGGGCTACACAAAGAGGTACTACGTTTCATAGTATCGCTGAAGACTATTTCAAAGGTGACTTAGATCTTAACAAGTACTTGGAAAATAATCCATTACCTGTTAGAATGTTTCAATCAGCGAAGGATACACTCAATCGTATTGATAATATAAACTGCTTGGAAACTTTTCTATACTCACATTATCTTGGTCTTGCTGGTCGTGTAGACTGCATCGCAGAGTTCGATGGTGAGTTAGCAGTTATCGATTTTAAAACCTCAACTAAAGAAAAGCAAGAGAACTGGGTTGAACATTACTTTGTTCAAGAAACTGCATACGCAGCAATGTTCTTAGAACGTACTGGTATTGAGGTAAAGAAAATTGTCACACTCATTGCGGTTGAAGACGGGTCTGTACAAGTGTTTGAGAAGTACAATCTTGATGACTATTTACAATTACTTAAATCTTACATCGAGGAATTTGTTAGGAGTAAGAATGCCTAAAGAACAATTAGATGATAAATTTTTAACTCCGACCAAATTCTCGGCAGAGATAGAACGACTAGTTCACACCAGTGAGGGATTGATCTCTTACATAGAGGCAGTAGTAACTTACTGTCAGGAAAATGAAATCGAATTGGAGACAGTACCTAAACTGGTATCGAAACCATTAAAAGAACGATTGAAACATGAAGCACAGCGACTTAATTATATGAAAGCATCATCGAAAGGAGTATTACCCCTATGACACAGGGCACGTTTTTTAAGTCAGAACAAGTACAACAGAATTTACACGACATTTTCAATACATATCAAGAGATTGCATCTGTTACTGCTCAACTTCCTAAGATGAATAAGGAAGAGAAGCTAGCACACATCAATAAATGTAAGGGTCTTATTGATAAACAAAAGACTTTTTATACAAGATTGTGTCTCTCTTCCACATCAGGTGATGCAGAGGCAGCAGATATGAAAACGAGAATTGATGCATTGTCCCAAGCATTTGGGTATCAGACCTTAGCACACTGCATGGATGCTATGGTTGTAACCCTTGACAAGGCTTGGAATCAAGAACAATCACGTTGACATCTTATAAATAGTATGCTACGATCATACAGTAGCAACAATACACACAATACGGAGAATACAATTATGTCTTTTGCTTCACTTAAGAAGGCTTCCTCTGCAGGAAATACCTTCGCTAAACTGACACAAGAGATTGAGAAGTTAAACCAACCTCAGGCAGTCGGACAAGATGAAAGACTGTGGAAACCTGAGTTAGACAAGTCAGGTAACGGTTACGCAGTAATTCGTTTCCTTCCTGCTCCAGACGGAGAGGACATGCCTTGGGCAAAGATCTGGTCGCACTCATTTAAGGGGCCAGGAGGTCAGTGGTACATCGAGAACTCACTTACTACAGTTGGTAAGGATGATCCCGTTGGAGAACTGAACAGAGAACTTTGGAATAGTGGACGTGAGTCTGATAAAGCAACTGCTAGAGCACAGAAGAGAAAATTATCTTACTACTCTAACATCTATGTTGTTTCAGATCCAGCACATCCAGAGAATGAAGGAAGAGTTTTCCTTTACAAGTATGGTAAGAAAATCTTTGACAAACTTGTCGAAGCAATGCAACCTGCTTTTGAAGATGAGACTCCATTAGATCCTTTCAACCTATGGAAGGGTGCAAACTTTAAGGTTAAGATTCGTAAGGTAGATGGGTACTGGAACTATGATAAGTCAGAGTTTGCAGCACCTGAAACGTTAGGTGGATTTGATGATGATCAGTTGGAGAAGATCTGGAAGCAGTCATACTCACTTGCTGAGTTTGAGTCTGCTAAGAACTTTAAGTCTTATGAAGATCTTAAGAAGCGTTTAAACATTGTACTTGGTGGTGCTCCCACTCGTACAGTACCTGTTGTTGATGAGAGTCAAGAAGAGGTTAAACCTGCCAACTGGGGTAAAGAGGTGAGTGATTTTAGAGAGAAAGCAGTTGCATCTTCACCAGTTAATGCTGAGGAGGATACTCTATCGTACTTTGCTTCATTAGCAGAAGAGGACTGATAGGAAACTGTCACATAAGGGGGTTACACACCCCCTTTTTCATGCTATAATTACTACATAATAAAAAGGATTGCAATGAAAAAAGTACTACCCTTGCTGTTACTACCCCTTCTTACTTCTCCTGTTAATGCTGAGAGTATAGGTGATCGTAGTAACCGTCAGGCATATAGAGATGCTCAGGGTATTGTTCGCAATGATAACTGGTTCTACAGGACATATTATCCACCTACTGAGCAGCAAAGACCTCGGTGGAGGGCAAGCAATGATTATCAGAGAGGATACTCTAACGAAACAACTTGTTTCCGTGATGAGTATAGAGAAGAGTATGTTCCTGGTACAAAGAACAATCCAGGATATGTAAGGACTTATTCAGAGCAAGTGGAAGTACCTTGTCGTGGAAGAAGACCTACCGTAATACGTGAGAGAACACCGTCACCTGATGGTAACGAGTGTAGTGAAGGAGCAATCCTTGGTGGTATTTTAGGTGGTGGTGCTGGTGCAGCACTATCTCAAGGTGATGGACGTTGGTGGGCAATTCCTTTGGGAGTAGTTACAGGTAGTGTCATAGGATGTGACATTGATGGAGGGTAATTATGACTCCAGACAGACACGATATACCAATCTTAGGAGATTTTTATACTAAAGCAGAGGTAGACAAGATGGTTGCTGATGCTCTTGCTGAGGCAAGGGCAATAGATGAAGCATCAATGCGTAAACATAATAGAGATGCTACTATCATTAGTATGATATTGGGTTTTATATGTTTGGCACTGTTTGTAGATGGATTACTCAGGATCTTGGGTATTATCCCACCATTTATGGACTTGGATGTTAATGTAATAGATGATATAATAGAGAAAGTTGAGAGTGATGTAATGCCATTAGTACAAAAAGGATCTAAATATATACCACGGATATGATTGATACTTCTCCCAGTTCTATTAGAATGTTCGCTATTATAGTGATGGGAGTTGTGTGGTTTTACTTACTTAATCAACATCTTAGAGACCAATGAATCCGCTAACAGATATGTTATTTTCAATTGTTTGGGTAGTTCTATTTGTAATTGCAATACGGCAAATGTCAAGGGGATGGACTATTGCTGCAGAGCAACGTGAAAGAGCTAGAAACTATACTAACATGAATGTGCGGAATCGTACTGTAACCAAGGTTCCTCATCCTGAGATGGCAGATGTCAAACCAGGAGATGAGTTGATGGTCGTTAATTTTAGAGATGATGTAGATCCGTTACACGAATCCTTAAGGCAACGTATTGATGAAGGTCAAGTTGAAGATCCTTGGGATGAAGATGACGGTGATGGTGATGTCCCTGCAGTAATAAAAAGATGACTTTTTTAATCGCAATAATGTCCTTTGCAAACTTTGTGTTCTATCCATTAGTGATAGGAACATTGGTTGCTGTTGTTATAGAACAGATCTTTAGAGCCAGAGGTGATGAAGATAACCCTGAAGATGTAAGAAAAGTAGTTGTCTCTATGGGTATCAGAAAGTATTTGTACAGACAGGCATGGATTTTTAATGTCATCTGGTTCATTGGATACTTTATTCTCATGTTTACAATTGGTAGACAACAACCAGCAGCCATGCCTGATCTGATCTGGCAAGGTTGATATATTATTCGACTTATAGTTCCAAATAAGTCGCAAAAAAAACTCCGACATTTTTTGACCCCTTTAGGTTTTTCACAATGGCAGATAAACAATCAATTAGATTCAAAATTAGACAAGATGGTATAGTAGAGGAAAAAGTTGAGGGTGTAGCAGGTGATGCTTGCGAAAATCTCACTAAAGACCTTGAAAAGAAGTTAGGTGATCTAACACGTCGCATACATACTTCAGACTACTATAAATCACAAAATACTGTATCCGATGTCACACTTCAGCACAATCAAGACCAAAATTAAAGATCGTAAGGCATTGTTACAGGCACTCATGCTTATGGGTCATCCTGTCCTTGTTGACGAGACATTAAAAAATCCCTCTAACCATGAACATGAAGAAGTCAATGTTCAAATTGCTATAGGGAAGGATATTGGTTTTAGGTGGAATAAGGTTACGGAAAGTTACGAACTCGTAACAGATCTTCAGACTTGGGATCAACCTGTACCTGTAGAAAGGTTTCTTGATCAGGTAGCACAACAATACGCTATTGAGGCAATCTCTGCTGCAGCAAGGGATGAAGGATTTGAGGTCGAAAGTCAAGAACTCAATAATACGGATCAATCAGTAGAAATGGTTGTAACTCGTTGGGTATAAAGAAAACCTTAAATGGATAATTAACTATGCAGTACGATGACATAAAATCATGGTACGAACTAGAACTCCAGAATGAAAAACTTGAATCTATGTTAACCATATATCAAGACCACATCGAGGAATTAGAGGAAGAAAACAAGCAATTACTCGAAAAAGTTGAATTTTTAGAAAAACAACTTGAGTATGAAACTATGGGTCTTCCCCAAGACGATTAAACAGTAACTGTCTGACTTGCTAGTGTAGTTGCGACACCTGATGTAGTAACTGTAGCACTTGGACCATAATCGTATGATGTTACTGTTCCAATTTCGTTAGATTTACTAATACTTCCTGTAACATAACCAGATACATCCAAGAATCTTTGCGCCACATTTAGTGGCGTTTTTTTGTTTTGGAACTCATCAAGTTCTGAATGAGGTTCATAAGCAACTAAATCTTCAAATTCTTGTCTCATTATTTCAAACATGACTGGAGTAGGGATTCTAATTAGTCTTTTTTTCTCATTTAAGTAATATTCCCATTCATAGTTACTAATTGGTGTTCTAGATTGGTCTGCTGTTAGTGTGTTTCCATCAACTACAGCACGGAATGAATCATTGACCTGTATACCTTCTTTATACATTACAATATCTTCATTATACATGATTTTTTTAGTTTCATAATGATGTATTGCTTCTGCGTCTTCATATTTTTCATTGCAAAAAGCTATTAATTCTCTTTGTGCTTTTGGCCATTCATCATAAAAGTCTGTAATATCATTTGCTAATAGAATAACCCAGTCATAATGGGCATTTCCATATAGATCCCAAGATAGAGATGCAGGAGTTTGATCATCCATAAGTTCATATACTTCAAATGATGTAGCAACATCTTGTATATCAGGTCTTATTCTGACTTTTCTGAATATATTTTTAACAAGACGATATTTAAAGGATTCTTCGTCTTTGACTCCTTCTCCAATATAAACGTTGGGTAGTTGATCAAAATAACTCATTAGTATCCTCTTTGTATATCTTGTTGACTTACTAGTCTTGTTTCAATGAATTGTAATGATAATGCTATGGCTGGTACTTGCATTTGACCTCCATTCTTTATATGCTTAAATGATGTATATTGTCCATCTGGAGTATAATTTACACCAACATTATTACAGAATGATGAGTGTATTTTAAAGTGCATAGTTGATGTAGCTTCTCCTTCTTTATACTCATTAGTAGGGTTCCACCAATTTGATTCATTAGCATTAGGGTTCACTCTCATAAATTTTAGATCAAAATGATCAGGAATATTGAAGAATCTTTGGTTTCGACCCTGTTCTAACATCTTTTTGTATGCCTCGCTGATTGCTTGAGAGTCCTTTGATTTATCATCTGATACTTTTTCATTATTCTGATACTGATTGGAATATTGTGTCTTACCTGGTCCAGTAAGAACTTTATCATCTGACCCTCCTTCAATTTTTGGAGTAGAACCTTCTTTTATCCAATTAATAATATCATAAATCTCTACAGCTTCTTGGTATGATTTAGCTATCAATTTAAAGTTGAATTGATGCTGTCTAAATGCCATACTCTTAAAGATTTGTTCGGCAAATGGGTTAAATACTCTTCCTTTAGTCAGTTGTTGTAGACTATTGGCATCCATTTTACCTGCTACCCCTAACATATTACCAAAGTTATTGGCAAGAGATGTAGCAGTTGCTGATGCAAATTCTGGTAGTCCCATTCCTGCAGCATCTGAGATAGTTTTAGCAAGTGAATCCATACTTGTCTGATTCCAAGAGTCAGCTAGTCCAAGACCTACAACACCTAAATCTTGATGACTATAAGCTGCTTGATACGATGTGCTCAGTTGTGGAGGCATCGCAAGGTATACTACATCTGCATTTCGTGATCGTTTAATATCTGTTATACCCGTCTCAGGATTAAATCTGTGATGAGCTCCTGCAGCAGTTTTTTCGTATATAATCCTTGATCTTTTTAGGCATAAGTAATCTATTGCTTCTGTTGGAGCTTCAACGGTCTTATTGCCACCAGATACTACAGGTGCTGCTAATGGGTACTTGTATATTGTCAACTTTTTGCCTAAATATTATGTGACCTATTGTTATTTATGCGAAAAAAAAGATATTTACAAGGTAAGTATCGACTAAGACTTC